TCTTCAATCTCGTCCACAGTCTCAAACGAAATTTGGGCAACCGACACATAAGCATAACTCAAGGCTTGTGCATTCATAGCACGATTTAATACTGCACGGTTTTGCTTTCTTTGTGAGCGCCCCGCTGTAGCTGTAGTTGGGATTACGTTGTCTTCATCACTAACTCGTATAGTTTCGCCATCGCTGAATTCTTCATTAACCCCAAAACCGAATAAGTTTTGAAATGCCTTGGCCGTGTTTTCTACAGTACCGAACAAGCCATTAATGTTATTGAACAAATTACTAATACTCAATGCTAGGTTGTTCGGTGCAACAATTAGTGAATTTACACTAGCAGACAATTGGCCAATAAAGCTATTAAAATTGTTAATCTCATCCGAGACCGCGCCTATAAATGATGTCGCCTCCACTGCTGAATCGACAATTTCAAGAATCTTGTTTTGTGCGTCTCGGAAGTTGTTTGTAAACTTAGTCAATACAGAAAAATTATCCGTTATATCTTTAGATACAGCAGCATCCACTGTTGCTCTAAATTGGTCGATCTGAGATAAAGCTGTGGTCGATTGTACGGGTATGCCAGTGTCATTGCTTGTTTCAAATGTGACGGACAATGTTGACCGTCCAAAAGTTGTGAAATTTTCATTAATAGAGTAAGTGGTAGCTATAATATTCTCAATTCGTCCGTAAAACGGATGAATCAAAATACCAGTGCCTCTGTTTTCAATTGCAGCTATTAAAGTGTTCCTATACTCAAAATAGCCTTGCCGTGGTTCAAGACTCGCTGCTGTTTTACCAATATCAGCTATTAAAATCTCAAGTTTGTATGACCGTGGTTGTAACCCCAAATCCTCTACAGTTTGAGTATCACGATTAGGGAACTCTTTTTTTACGAATTTGCGACCACCATCAACAGTACCGGATAAAATACGAATCGGTACCTCTTTGAATGAACCTACTAGGATTTTGTTTTCATCAGGCATTATGCACCTTCCGTAACCACATTCATTCCTACACTCAGACCTTTCTGATTTCCGGAGCTTCTAGCTCTTGTACTTTCAATCACTTTCTCAGGTGCGCGGAGATTAACATTAATATCAGTTTGTGATCGTAGGGTTCCCGCTTGCGGAGTCTCAATTTCTGCTGGTGGAGCAGCAATAATAGCCGCAGCCACTGCCGCTTTAACTTTCTCAATTTTAGGTGCGATATCCACTACAGCTTTAACTTTCTTTTCTTCATCGTCTCCGAAAACAAATGATGATACTGCATCATTTAAATTAGAAAACATATCCACAACTTTAGTAATTGGGCCTATCGCAAAATCAACAACATTCTTTCCAAATTCAATTACCGAATCTACCATACTGGAAAATACCGAGTCTGCTGTGGTTTCCACCCCTGTGAATAATTGAATTAATTGTACAAAAGGAGCTAATAGAAAATCGAATGCCTTTGCACCAAACCCCGAAATTAAGTCAACAATAAAACCAAAGAACTTTTTCACGGCTTCCCATAATGCTGCTGCAGCCATCTTTATTTTATCCCAATTTCGAACAATCAAAGAGCCAGCAGCAATTAACAACGCTATCGGAGGTAGAAGAATCGCTATGATTAAAAAGTTCTTTTTAACTTTTTCCCATAACTCCTTAGCTTTCATTTTAATTGTTTCCCAATGGCGTACTAACAATACGCCAGCAGTGACTATAGCCGCAATCGCAGCCACAACAATTAACACTGGTGCGGCTACTGCACCTAGTGAAATACCAAGAAAACCTGCTGCAATTGATAACGCGCCGAATCCTATAACAGCAGTACCAACTACAACTAATAAAGGCCCAATTACTGCAATAATCGCAGTTAATATAACTAGAATTTTTGTTAATACAGGATGTTCTCTAGCAAAAGCTTTGATTCGAGTTCTCAGAGTCGTTAAAAATTCACTTACCCCTGATATTCCAGCCTTCAATCCGAATACATCAACTAATATATCACCAAAAACTGCAGCAGTTAAAGCAATATTGTCTTTTAATGTAGACCATACTCCGCCTAACGTCTCAGATTGCTTTCTCGTCTGATCGAAGAAAATACCGCCTGTTGTGGTCATAGACCTTAGGGCATCCTCCATTACAGCAAAACTAATCTTAGACTCAGATGCCAGTTTAAATATCGCGGGTTTAGTTACTTTTAATTTCTCAGCGAGAACATCAATAACCGGTATACCTCGCTCCGCAAGTTGTAAGATTTCCTCAGTCATCAACTTGCCTTTGGCTCTAGCTTTACCAAAAATCAATGCAATATCAGATAAGGGAGCACTTGTACCAGCCGCAATATCACCCAACATACGTAATGTCGGTGTCATATCATCAACGGAAACTTTAAAGGCCAATAGAGTCTTGGCCGCTTTGCCGACTCCCTCAAGTTGGAATGGGGTCGTGGCTGTAAATTGAGTTAAATCTTCAAGAAGCTTTTTTCCCTTTGCTGCACTACCGGTCATAGTTTCAAAGGCAACAGCAAGAGTCTCAAGCTTTGCCGATTGCACCAGGGCTACTCCACCTAGTATAGAAAGTGGGAGAGTTATAGATTTAGTGAGTTTCTTTCCGAGTTCAGCTAAGCCTTTTCCAGCTTCTTTAGCTTTCCTACCAAGTCTAATTAACTTGATACTAGCCTTTTTAATTTTACGATTGAATTTATCAAATCCGGCTGTAGCACGTCGAACGGAAGCGCGAATTTTCTCGGCTTCTCTTGAAAAGCGATTTTGTAATTCGATTATAAAACTTATGTTATTTGCCACGTCTCGCCCTCTCTATTTCAGCTTCTCGCTCTTTGCTTATTTCGTTTGCGATGCCCTGTAGTCTGACGAACTTGGACAATGGCATTCTTTCTATGTCTTTATAATTCAACGCTCCTTCAAAAAACGCCATTAATCGGATCGCTCTTCCGAATATTACGTCTGCATCGTCTTCAACACAGACGTAAGAATAAAAACCCGAAGGTATTCTCCCGTTAGAGCCTCCAAATCATCAAAAGATAACTTTCTTGATAATTCTTTATTAAATTCAATCTCGCCATCAATTAAGCATACATCTGAATGAGTAAATACAAATTTCGCAGTCTCTAAATATCCAGCGTAATCAACATCTGACATTGACAACATGGCAACAATTGCATCGCCAGTTAAATCATCCAAACTAGTCTCTTTTGCCTTGCTTTCTGCCTTAGCAGCTTTTACGGCTTTGGAATCATGGCTACCGGTTACAGCTTTCATGAATCCCTGTTTCAATTTCGCCACACAAGATAAATTATCAATAGTGGGGGATCTAACAGTTAAAAATTCCGCTTTCCTTGATTCACCTTTAAACGAATAAGTAAACGGCCTCAACAATGTATGGAATATTTCGTCGTCTGAACTCTTCTTGTCCTCTTTGCTCATTTTGACCTCGCATTGAACTAGAACTTACTGTGCAGGATTAGAATTAAACTCTATTTCTATATTCCCATCGGTTGCAGCACTTGACTCTGGATCATCCAAAATCGTGGCTAGTGTGAAAATCTTCGTGAAATTTGAACCCCTAGGGCCAACAAGCTCAACGACGTTGTTATTATCATTAGACTTCCATTCACGTTTTAAAGCGTCATTTTCAGCAGTCGTCGGTACAGAAAACTTCACCATGCCCACCTTAGTAGCCAAATCCTTAGAAAAGATTTGCTCCGTTTGACCGCCACCAACAATAGCATTTCGAACTGCATAAACACCGAACCCATCTTTCCAGGATAGGCTATCAGCAGTATATGCTATCGCATCATTATTCACCAAGACGGTGATATCATTCATTTGTACAGCCATTTGATAACCTCCTAAAAGTTGATTTTTGGCTTAAGATTGGATATCGAAAACGATTTTTTGAGTTACCGCAAGTTCACGGGTCTGTGTAACTATTGGCGTTTCCATTTGCATTGTCACTTTACCCAAGACTAAGTTTAGTGAAATTATCAAATTTTCTTCAAAAAAAGCCAGATTCTCTTCACCTGCTCTCAACAATACAAAATTAACGCCGGTTAAATCTTGGAATAGACGTTTTGTAAAGCTTCGAACCACTAACTCATTAGCCATATCACGACCCTTGACTATATCCCCGTCAGTTAATCGCGATTGAGCGAATCGTGCTTCTAGGTTATTGGCAAAATACTCACGTGATTGACTTGCAGTATCCACATAGTTCAGAAATGTAAAGGTTGGATCTGGGTTTCCTGCAGAATCAGTTTTATAAGTTGTGACCAATTCACCAGTAATTACTGTATTGTCAGCTTTGTTGTTACCAATTACCGATATACCATTATCTTTCAAGTCTTCGATTTCAGAATCATCAAAACCACGGCCAGTTTGCATAGGTAAAATATCCGCAAACGGAGTATTGAAATAAGGCTTGGAGGCTAACGCCGGACCGCCAAAACTATCCAAAGGTCCATTGGTAGTGATGGTAATATCCGCAATTGAAAACCCATCAGAGTCTAGTTTCAGACCACGGAAACCTGCCCAATAAGCAGCTACCACCATTGGAATTTCAACATTAGACGGGCCTTTATAATTGGTCTCAGATTCCGTTTGATCACCAAAAATCAAAAGGCTCTGGCTATTCAATGCTGCACCTAACACCTTAAGAGCTGATACAGTGTCTTGAATCGCAGTGAATGCAACCCCATCTAAAACTTTTCCATCTGCATTAAAGCGCGGGTCCAACAAACTACGAACCTCAGAGGTATCAGACGGGTAAGGCCATACAATAGCTTGATACCGCTTTTCACCAATAACATCAAAAACACCGGTTAAAGTTGGATCTGTAGCTCCGCCAGTCATAACAGTAACAGAGGTAGTTATTCCAGCCACTGAACCACGGATTTCAAGCGGTATACTGTTTCCGTATGTACCATCATTTTTAGCTGTCATGGTCACAGTTCCAGTGACATTTGCAGCTGCTATTGGGGGAGCAGGGACAATACCGGCTACTGTGTTTATTGCAGTCTCAACCGCATCACCGACAACTGTA